CAATGAAATTATATTATGATATAAAATCAGAGCGGCATATTCCTGCCGATATGGAAGGACCAAGATGGGAAGAAGGATATTACCATTTTGAACCAACAGACTATATCGGCCATGGATTTGCTGATAAGGCGCCAAAGTGGTATCGCGATTTAACTCCGTATGAAGGTGGTATTAAAAGTAAGATTGAGTTTGTGAAGGAATATTGGGATCGGATTATTACTTCAAACTCAGCAACATCTTTTAAAACTGCAAAGACTTGTCCTGCTTTTATCAATTTCTTTAAGCAATCAATTGCTCTTAAAACTCCTACTGACATTTTTATCGAGATTTTTGAAGATAAGAAAAAGAAGACGTTAGAATGGAGATGGAAAACAACCGATAATTTTTGGACAGTATCAGGCCATGACGATGCACAAATAGGCACAATGAGTGAGAACAGTCTTGTTCTTAAGTTTTCACACGAAATTATGTGGATGGCCGATGAGGATTGCCAATTTCAATACGTAGAACCATTTATTACAAATATGGTTCATTATCGCGTTTGTCCTGGTATTATCCACTTGAAGAAAGGATCCATAGGATCATTTAATATGCCGGTTTTCTTTGCAAGATGTCCTGGCCAATATTTGATTCCTGCAGGATCTACAATTGCGTACGTTCAATTTAATAAACCAATTAGAAAATTGATTCGTACGAATATGACTAAACAGTTAAAGAAAGCTTGGCATAAAATTTTTGTTATAGGAGATCATAATGAGCACATCGGGAAGTAGTTTACCATCCACAATTACGGACGCTGACCGTAAGACAATCCAATCGGCATTGCGTGAAATGTCTGATAGCATGACTCGCGTTTCTGCTGAAAAGGATTTACAAAAAGATATTGCAGCAAAAATTGCTGAAGATCTAAATGTACCTAAAGCGCAATTCAATAAACTTGCTAAGATTTACCATGCTTCAAACCTAATGGAAGAAGCTGCTAAAAATGAAGAGTTTATGGAATTTGCTGAAGCAGTTATGGCGCCATTTGAGCGTCAGATTGAGAGCTCATAATGCTTGATAAAATTATGATTTTTGTCTTAGCTGTAGCTTTAGTATATTATATAGTAAGCCTATATTCTGCTAAAGTTCAGCTTGAATCTTTAGGAAATACAGTAGATGAAATTAACATTATGCTAAAGGATTTTAACAATGACTGATGGACCTTTTAAAGCAGCGTTTGATGCCGATACAGATGGTGTAGTTCGTCGTGAGATTGTAACCTATCGTATGAAAAATGGTATGATGGTTAAAGAAACTGCATATCGCGATTATTACCAAAGCGGTGATTATCACGATAGCCAAAGCACAACACCATTAGCGGAGCGTTAAAATGGGTGAAGCAGTTACAGCAGCAATGATCCTTGCTCTTATCATTGGTGGATTTGTATGGATCTGCATTTCAGAGATGAATAAATGATACGCTGGTATGATTATATCGCAGCATTTATAGTCGCAGATTTAACATTCGCACTTTTCTTCGGTGTACCTATTTTTGGTGGTATTGCTGCATATCTTTTAGTGTTTTATGTTTGGGATTATTATTGTGAATACAGAAAATCAATGGAGCAATAAAAAAGTAAAATTAACTATTGACATTTGTTTTCATATGGTATAATATGATTATATCAAAAGGAGATACACAATGTGGAAAAGATTTTACAAAATTACAGTTACTAACGAAGCTGGAGTTATTGTTCATAAAGGAGAAGAATATTCTGGTTATGCAACTTCAGAAGAACTTCGCTATCTTGACCGTAAATATCCTAACTGCAAAGTAGAAGCAGAGTTTATTGAACACGAATTAGAAATGGAATAAAAAAGGGGAGCCAAGAGGCTCCCCAAGTTCGTCCGGTTAACCCGGCTTCTTGTTATTAGAACAAGTTTGTTACGCGTACTGAACGGTAGTACTGGTTTGTTTGAGCAGTTAATGCACCTTGTGTGCTTGCTGCTGTTCCATCCGCGAATGGGTTTGAGACCATGCCGTAGCGAGTCTTGAATCCAATTTTTGGCTGGAATGTGTTTTCGCCGATAGCGCGAACCATCTGTAGTGGTACGTATGGGCAATAGAACAAACCTGCGTCGAATGCAGAAGAACCTTTGTAGCCGACAACCATGTAGTTGGCGCCTGCATATGGATCAACGTATACGCGGTAACGGCCGTTAAGAACACCGGCGAATGTGTTACCTGTATCATCAACATTCAATGCTGCGGAGTTAAGTGCTGGTGCGTAATCCAATACGCCAGCCATTTGCAATGCTGATGCAACGTCAGAAGAACAGATAACAATGTTACCTTTACCACGACGTGTACCTTTTGCGATTGCGTTTGCTTCTTGTTCAATCTGGAACATAAGTCCTTTGAACTTCTCAACTGACCAACGACCGTTTGCGTCAACGTCAAGATCGAATACACCAGCTGATGCTGTACCGGCTGCGCCGACAACTGCTGTTGAGTAAATTGTACGAACAAGCTCGCGGTTGATTTCTGTTAAGATTTCAGACTGCAAGATGTTTGCCAATTCTTTTTCAGCGTCAAGACCGTGTACTGCTTTAAGGTCCTGTGCCAATTCAGTTGTGTATTCTGCTTTCAACGCGCGTGATTTTGCAGCAACGGTGACTTTCTCTATTGAGAATGCCATTTCGTTCATTGTTGTGCCATCACCTAGGTCTTCAGCAGTTGTCGTTGCCATACCTGCGCCTGTATTAAACAGTGAAGTATTTGCGGAATCAGTTGCAGGAATTGTACCTGTCTGAGTACCTGTACCAGCGTGAGTTGTATCAGCTTCGTTGAACATTGCTTCTGCGCCAGTCTGTGTATCGTAGCGTGAGCGCATTGCAAAGATCAAGCCTGTTGGGCCTGTCATTGGCTGAACACCAGCAATGTCGTATGCCATCAAGTTTGGCATAGAACGACGTACCAATGAGATTAACACTGGGTCGTAGTTGTCAACAGAAACGCCTGTTGCGTTTGTTGGTGCTTCTGAAAGTAGGGAAGTCATAGAAGCAGAAACATCACCTGTTTCTCTCAATGCCTTCTCTGTATTTTCAAGAATCGTCGCGGTGACGGATTTCTTGTGGTTATCTTCGATTGCCGAGAAAGATTCGTGCTCAAGAATTGGGCCCCACTTTTCGACAAGAGCTTGATAGTTTGTCTGTGACATTTTGTTCTATCTCCTTGTTTGGGTTTTACTGTTTTTATTTATATAAATTTTGTTTTCAAAAGTTATTGTTTTCTCGCGTTAAGAGCCTCAACGAGTGCGTTAATAGAAGAATGCTCAGAAACCGGTACTTTGATTCCTGCCTCCTCGGTAACGATCTCTTCTTCCTCAACTTCTTCGGTTACCACTGGTTTTT